CCTCTCACCGTTTTAGTCAAAATTCAAATAGAAAGGAGTAAGTTTTATATGGCAAAACTTACTAAAGAAGATGTTTTACAAGTTTCTCAAGAAATTATCAACGACGCTATTCCGGTTATCAAAGATATGTTGGATGAAGTATTCCAAGAATATCCTATCGATATAGAAGTTAGAAAAGCCATTCTTAATAGCACTCTTGCTGTTTATAAACTCAGCACAGAAACCACGGTTTCGTTGCTAACAGAACTTGTAAACGCTCAAGAAAACTAGTATTTCTTAATAATCTTTGCACCAACTCAGGGTCTGCCTTTACAAAGGTGGACTCTTTTTTCCCACTATACGGATATCGTCTTGGTCTCATTTTTCTTCCTCCCTACGCTTGACTAAAAGCGTTCAGCTCCATAATCTTCATCTTGGTATTTGTGCTTGGCTCCCACGTCATCCAGTAGGCCAATGCGGCTTCCGCAAACTTCTTCGGTAGCAAGTCATAGCGACTAATATTAAAATGATCCTTGAAATCAATCTCAGCTTGTCTAAAGACTGACTGAGCGAAAGTCTTATCCGCATAAGCTGGACTATCAATACCACCTAAGCAAGCCACGACCCGAGCCTTGCGCTTCTTCAGTAGCGACTGAGCGTAGCTTGGATGAATTGGTTGTTCACTCTTGAGGTAGTCGATATCTTCCAGCATAGTCGCTTGTTGCTCACGCAATTTCTTCTGACCAGTAAAGAGAGCAATAAAGGCATCCTCGTCCAAGTCCTCGCGGATGAAACCGCCCTGCTTGCGAATAGCTGGTAAGACTTCTGATGTCACCCAGCGCTTGAACTCCTTGGCTTGAGGCAATTTGCTGGATAAGATAAGAGAGTAGAGACCTGATTCGTTGATGATAATAGTATTTTGTGTTCGTCCTAGATTGTCGGTGAGTCCGTATTTCACGGAGTCATCTTCATCAACGTGCCGAGAAATTGCGTCCAGAGGTTTAGCATATCCCAAGATATCCGCTACATCCTTCCCGACAAACCAAGGCTCGTCATCAATTGTCAAAGTACGGACTTCCTGTCCGTGGAAATTAAAAATTTCGTTCATAAAATTCCTTTCTAAATTTGGTATAATTAAAATAAAAACACGAGGTGTATTATGGCTGATTTGTTACCTACAATCTTAACTGCGTTTGCAACAACTATGGCTACAAAGGGAGCTGAGGCTCCTGCTAACACTTTTAATGAAGCATGGAAATATGTTTTTGGTTCTCTTGATAGTTTCCTATTACGAAAAAATGAAAAACGTAAATATGATAATGAGAAGTACATTGAATCACTAACTGAGAAAGTCGAACAAATACCTGTAGAAAATATACAAGAACCTAAAATGAGTATATTAGGACCTGCATTGGAAGCATCAAAATTTTATATCGAGGAAGAAGATATACGAGAAATTTTTGCATCACTATTAGCGGCATCATTTGATTCTTCAAAAAGTTCGTTATTGCATCATTCTTTTGTTGAAATTATTAAACAGCTCAGTCCTTTAGATGCTAGGAATTTGAAGTTTATTGCTCAAAGAAAACGATGTCCTGTCGCTAAGTATTTGCTGGAATTCGAAACAGGGGGTCAGAGCCTTTTAAAACCACTAATTTTTATTCCTCATGATGGTGAAATAGAATCGTCACTTGATAATTCAATGTTTGATTTTGATAGAAATGCTTCCTCTATTACAAACCTTGAAAGATTAGGTTTGATTAAAGTTGATTTCATAACTTGGCTTTCGAAAAAAGAAAAATACACATTACTTGAAAGCAACCCTTTAGTCACAGCTTATAAAACATCGTATATCAATGCTAAAAACAACGAAAAATTACATGTAGCAAAAGGGATTATAGATATTACACCTTTAGGCGAAGATTTCTATAATGTCTGTTTATAAAAACAATCTTTTGACTAAATTTTCAAAATGTGTTTTTAACCATTCATCTTGCTTGTCGAAAAAATCGGCAAGCCATTTTTTTATCATCTTTATTTGAATAGTCATCATCAGTATTGAAATTATTGATGATACTATGGCACTGAGTATGATTTCTCTCATTTTCCCCTCCTACTCCAACACCTTACTGCCGACTACCAATCGTTTAACGACAACGTCCATCTCCTTAAATTCGGCATTCTCTGCACAGTAGCGGACGCTCTCGCTGATGATGTGACAAATAGATACTCCGTACTCGTTCGCCAGCTCCGTAGCAATCTCCCAGGCATCTTTGTCAATCCGTGTTACTTTTTGCGCTGCGTTGTTCATATTCTACTCTCCTAACTCAACCCAAGTTTCATCAATTCCTAAAACGTCGCAAACTCGGTTTTTTAGTTTATTACTACCTTTACCATATTTCAATAAATCTGAAATAGTAGGTTTCTTCACCCCACATGCTCGTGCGAGATGTGTTTGTGTCATTCCTTCTGTATTCAATTTATCTTTAACAAGTTGAATCCATTTTTGATGTTGTTGGCTCATTCCTGACCTCCTTTTTAAAAAAAATTACCTAAAAAGTTAGCGAACCACTTGACATTTATCACCCAATAAGTTAAAATCAAACCATAGAGAAAAGACTTACTAAAAGTAAGGTTCTACCTAGAAAACGGACGCCAATCAGTTTCATTGGGCTTTATTTTTTAGTTGTCTAGTTCGCTAACTCTTTAGCTTACAAAATAATAATACACCTTTTTGGGAGTGTTGTCAATATTTTACACCCAAAAAGTTGAAATATTTTTTGTAATGTCTTAGAAAGGTTGAAAAATCAATGTTTCCGACATTTGAAAAAATAAAAGAACTTGCAAAAAATCGTAAAATGACACTCACTCAGCTAGAAGAATCACTTGGTTATAGCAGAAATACACTCTATAAGTTGAAAACTCAAAAACCAAACGCTGAGAGAATTGCAGAAATCGCCGATTACTTCAACGTGTCTACAGATTATTTACTTGGTCGCACGGATAATCCTGCTATTGCTGGTAATTCAAAAGAGTACACATGGCAAGGGAAGACCCTAAATGTTGAAGAAATGGCATCTAATGTCATGATGTTTGGTGGCCGAGAATTAACAGATGAAAAGAAGAAAATCATCCAGTCTATCATTGAAGGTTATCTCAAAGAAGCTGGTGATTAGAGGTATTGCTTAGTGACTGAAAAAGAAATTATAAGTCATTTTCAGATTCGTATTATCGATTTTGATGGAGATTTGATGCCTGATGAACTTGGATTTTACGAAAAAGAAACCAATACAGCTTTCTTGTCGAGTAAACTTAGTAAAAAAGAGAGAGTTAAGGTCCTACTGCATGAACTCGGACATAAAGACCACACACGTTCAGAGTACCAGAACGCTCGCTTACGCTGTGAAAACGAAGCTGATAGGAATATGATCCATCATCTCGTTAAAGACGCACTAGAAAGCTTAGATGACCCTGCAGAGTTTGATTACCTCAAATTCATGTCTTATTACAATCTAAAAACTATGACGAATGAAATCATGGTAAAAGAGGAATACTTTGCATTGATGGAATGAAAGGAGACTTATATGTCTTACTCGTACGTTGCTTTAGATGTTGAAACTGCGAATGACTTTCGCGGTAGCGTTTGTTCTATCGGATTAGTAAAATTTAAAGATGGGAATATTATTGATACTTTTTATACTTTAATCAATCCAGAAGAAGAATTTGATGATTTTAATATTTTCATACATGGTATTAGACCTGAAGATGTTCTTGATTCACCCACATTCCCAGAGGTGAGAAAGGCGATTGTTGATTTTATTGGTTCTAATATAGTTGTAGCTCACTTTGCACAGTTTGATATGGGGGCTCTTAAAGATGTATACCAAAAATACGAGCTGGATTTTGATAATATAGAATACATTTGTTCGTATCGATTAGCCAAGGTCGCTCTCCCTGGACAATTGAATTACAAACTAAAAAGACTAGCTAAAAATTTGAATATTGAGCTAGACCACCACAACGCTTTATCAGATGCACGAGCAAGCGGATTGATTTTAGAATACTTACTATCTACAAATTCATTTTCCGACCTCAACGCTTTTTTAAAAGAATATAGATACAATAAAACTGGCTTACTTGGTCAGTATGGATTTAAAAGAAAAAAAGGTTATCAATACAAGGAAAACCTTATCTATCAGCCAACAGAAGAAGAAAAAGCAGCAATGAACCCAGACCATTATTTTTACGGTTTATACTTTTGCTTTACTGGAAAACTCGAGCGAATGACTAGAAAAGAAGCTAACAAAGCTGCTGCGTTAGTTGGTGGTATTCCTGAAAAAGGAGTGACCAAACACACTAATATCTTAGTTGTAGGGGAGCAAGATTGGAGAGTAGTCGGCACAGATGGGTTAAGTAGTAAAATGAAAAAAGCTCAGACCCTATTAGAGAAAGGGCAGGATATTGAAATCATGACAGAAAATGATTTCATAAGATTACTTGAGGAATAGTGTAAAATTATTTGTTAAACGAACGGAGGAAATATTATGGCATTATTTGGAAAAAAACAAAATGAAGTTTTAGAAATCGAACTTTTTACAGAGGAACCTAATGAACGAGTTTTTGAGTTTAAAAAATCAAAAACTGTCGTAAGAATCGATGATTACTTTATCAGGATTGCAAGAAAGACAAATATGTCTAATGTTTTGCTTCATGGTTTGGATGGTGAAAAGTCAATCCTTCTTTCTGAAATTACAGCATACCAACTGAAAGAACCTGGTTCAACTGTTGGATATCTGCAACTTGTTTATCCTGGATCGTCTGATTCAAAAGGTGGTGTGTTTGATGCCGTAAAAGATGAAAACACAGTAACCTTTACCAAAGATGAAAAAGCATCTATTTTGGAATTAAAGAAAGCTATAGAGAAAGCTTTAAAAGATAAAGTCAAGAAATAACAAAAAAGCCCCACACTCTCTGACGGCAATCTTTGAGTGTGAGGTTTCAACCTTCCATGTGACAAGCAATGGAAAGGATGATAAAAAAATACAACTATAGTTTATCATAAGTTCTACACCTTTTCAACTATGCGGGCAAGCAATCGAAAAGAAAGGACTTTTTATGATAAAAAAATACGTTACCAAAAAAGGAGAGACTAGATATCTCTTTCAAACATACCTGGGCATAGACCCTGCTACTGGAAAAGAAAAACGCACAACAAGACGTGGTTTTAAAACCATTAAAGAGGCAAAGGCTGCCGAACGTGACCTTCTCTTAGACGTTGAAGAGAACGGTTTTTCAAACAATGAAGATTTTCAGAACCCTACTTTCGCTGAAGTCGCTGAGTTATGGCTTGAAAGCTATAAAAGCACTGTGAAACCAACAACCTATCAAAGTGTTAAAATAAAACTTGACGTCATGATTGACTTGTATTTTACAGATATGAAGATTCAGCAGATCAGTGTTGCTTATTGTCAGAAGGTTGCTATAAAGTTAAGTAATCGCTATATCCTCTACACAAATTACTACTCTGTCATTAGCCGTGTTTTTAAGTATGCCACTTCTATTGACATCATTAAGTCAAATCCCTTAGACAAGGTTATCAAGCCTAAAAATAGGCCCTTAAAGGTCAAAGAGAACTACTATACAAAACAAGAGTTAACAGATTTTCTTAAAGTTTGCAAAGAAAATTGTAAGCCTGTAGAGTATACTTTTTATCACTTACTAGCTTTTACTGGTTTGAGGATTGGAGAAGCTATCGGACTCATGTGGTCAGATGTTGACTTTGAAAATAAACGATTGAACATTTCTCGGACAGCTGTCAAGATTGGCAAAGAACAAACCGTCCAGGATCCTAAAACCAAAAGGAGTAAGAGGGTTATTACCTTAGATGATGAAACTCTGAATGT